CCACCCACACCACCAAAACCAACACCACCAAGACCACCAAAACCCCCTAAGAACGGGTCAACAATGGAGTCTGTAAGTTCAGCACGTGTAAACCATAAAAGTTCATTCAATTCACGACCTGCAGGAATTACATAGGTTTGAGTTCCTCCTGTTAATTCAAAAAAGTCCTTTTTTAACTCGTGAGGTCCGTTAGCTTGTAAACCCACAATTTTAGAATATGAATACGTATATTGGGTTTCATAATCTAAACTTCTTGTGGTGAAAGCTCTTGTTAATGATTGTGTATCAACATCCAATCCAGCCAATGCTGACCATTGGGATTCAATTAACCAATCCGAAACGTATTGTTCGTACTCAGACAATGAAAACTCCATAAAGGTATCCATTTGTTCTTCGGTTAATTCAATTCCTCTTACAGGCATACCTAATAGGTTAAACACCTGAGAATATAGTTTTTCTTTTTCTGGTTGAGATATAATAGTTGCGCTCATATTTGATATATTCCTATAAATAGTTTATTTTTGGTAATATGAACGTCCAAGAAAGATTAAAAACTTTAGAAATAACAAACTACGTAATGTCGGAAGATACGTGGGCGGACATACATTCAACAGATTATAAGAATAGAATTTCTAAAAGTATAAAATATATTTTAGAGGAATTATATAGACAAAAGGGTTTATGGTTACAAAATCCTAAATGTTCTTATGAAAAACTTGGGGTAGTCATAAACGGGAAATGGCACAGATTGAACACTCTCGAAACAAACTCAAGGGGGTTAATTTACTTGTTTAATCTATGTAACCAATACCTTTTAGAATTAAAAAATTCAGGTGTTGTATCGATAAAAATAAACGATGTAGACATTTCAACCGAGAAAATTTTTATTAATGATAATTGGGAAAACGAAAAATCTTTAACCGATTTAAAGATTAAAAATTTATTAAGAATTATTAGACACCATTCTCAAGGATGGTTAACATATGATAGTCCTGTTTGTGTTGAATTAATGAAAATTTGTTATGAGACAATGTTGATTGGAGACACTGCAGAATTTTTGTGTGAACTCTATATAAATAAAATAAACTCAAATATAACAAGTTACGTAGTTACTGAAGGTCTTGGGGACTGTAATGATATTGACCAAGGTACTGACTTATGGATTTACAATAACCAAGGAGAGTCAAAATATCAAATAAAACACAAATATTATAACGTAGATAAAGATGGTAATGTAACAACTTACGCAAATTTTAGTTCGTATTCTAAATGTGACTTTTTTGTGTTGGTTTATAAAAACAAAATATTAACGGTAATAAATAAAAATAATGTTAGGAATAAAAAGGAATGGTTTTTTCCTAAAAAAAATATAACAAATAATTTTAAAACAATCGATATGTTTAACGAATTAAAATCATTAATGAGAATCACAGGTAACAACGATATTACATTGTTGATTACAAGAAATGAAACAGTAAACGAAGTTAACTACAACCAAGAGAATAAAACGGTATCAATTAATTTTATCGACGATTCTGATGAATCAATTAAAGATAAAATTAATGAGGTGATTAAAGAATTAGAGAAGACTTTTAAGTAAATCTTTACTGAAACTTTCAGAATATTCCCCATCCCCCATAACTTGGTCTATAATACCTTTTTTCTTTTGTAACATATTATAGACAATTTTCTCAATAGTGTTTTCAAATATTGGATAATATACGAGAACACTATTTTTTTGCCCATAACGATATGCTCTATCTTCCGCTTGACTATGATGTGCTGGGACAAAGGATAAGTCATTCATAATGACAATCTCAGCAGCGGTTAAAGTAATACCAACACCACCCGCAATAATATTTGAGATGAATACTTTTACTTTATCGTTGTTTTGAAATTTATCAACTGATTCTTGTCTACGTTCTTTAGACATACGACCATCGAGAGTTACACAAGTCTTTTTATATTTTTCTTGTAATAAATCTAATGAACTCGTGAAGTTGGTAAACACAATAACTTTTTTACCTTGGTCGATACATTTATCAATCAATTCACAAGTGTATGGAACTTTTTCAATTGCAATTAATTGACGAATTTTCATTAAACGATTTAGAGTAACAGTAATACTTTCATTTTCTTTATTATCTTTACTGATTCTCATAAACTCTTCTAACTCGTCATCGTAAAAAGTATTTCTAAGTTCCAAATAAACAGGAGTTACAATTTTTTCGGGTAAATCAAGAATGTCTGTTTTCATTCTTCGTAGAACAAGACTTTTTGTTCTTTCTCTAAGTTCGTCCAAGTTACTTGCACCACTCGTATTCCAAACCTTTCTTTGACCAACTCTAAATTGATAACCTGCACAGTATCTACGAACATATGATTGCCAATTCAATGTCAATGGTGACTCAACGATTTTTAATAGATTAAAATAGTTGATTGGTCTTGAGGTCATCGGTGTTCCTGTTAGTAACCAAACTTTAGGAATTTGTTCTAAGACATCATTTAATAGTCTTGTTCTTTGAGCGGTATTGTTTGAAATGTAGTGAGCCTCATCTACAATTGCCAATTCAAAACCCGCATTGACTAATAATTTGTAATCGTCACTATCTTCACTCTTGTCAGTTGTGTGGAAGTTCTTTAATATATCATAGTTTATAATATAAAAATCAAATGTGGAACCCCATCTACGACCCTCAACTAATAGTATTCTTCTATCAGTATAATTCTCAATTTCTCTTTGCCAGTTAATTTTCAACGATGCCGGACAAACTATCAGAATTTTTCTGGCATTTGATTCTAACGAAGCAATCACCGCAGCAGTAGTCTTACCTAAACCCATATCATCGGCCAAAATGAATTTATCATTTGCTAATAATTTTTCAATTGCCACCTTTTGATGTTCCATAGGTGGTCTTTTATGATATGGCGAATAATCAATAACTCTATTTAACTTTTTCTCTTCCTGTAAGATTGCGGATTTTGGTACCCACATTGCGTGGAGTTTATCGGTTTCAAAAACTTTACCCCATATATGAAACGCTTTATCTGAATCACATAATAGTTTCTCAACCCATATTTTTTGAGGAACTGTCACTAATAAACGTTGTTCCATTATTTTCTCACCGAACGTCTCTACTATATTAACATATTTTCTTGCAACCTTGGGAACCGTATCTTGGTACTTAATTACATATTCAGCCTGTGGACGAGTAAACGTAAAACTTTTAGCAGTTTCCATTTTAACCTTCCATTCCAATAATTGATTATTGGAACCTGAGTATGATGATAATATCTCTCTCGCCTCAATTTCAGGGATTTTCTTTTCCATAATAAAATATAACTAATTTGATTATATATTTAAACTATTTATAGGTATATGGAAAATAAGTTACCGATTACCAGAATGTCGAAATTCTTCTCAAACGAAGATTTTGATTTACAAATACAAATGGGTCAAGAGTATTTGCACGGAGATTTGAATATGAAATTGGTTATCTATCGTGTGGATAGAGCTAAAACCGAGAAGGATGACGTGTATGCTGAAGTTGGTAAGGACGAAATAAAGTATTTCCCTCCGATTGAGGTGAATGCGTTAGTTAAGATTGAAGAACCTAAAAATTCATCATATAAAAATGGTATGTTAAGATACCTTGAGCCAGGTAATATGGTTTTTCAGGTGTATCTAAAACATTTAGATGAATTGGGTGTGGATATTAGATATGGTGATTATATTGGATACCCGGAATCTGAGGGTAGACTTAGATATTATACGGTAACGAATGATGGTAAAGTAACATCAGACAATAAACATAACTACTTTGGTTATAAACCGTACTATCGAACAATAACTTGTGCACCTGTACAAGAATCAGAATTTAGAGGAATATAATATGCCGTTACCAAAAAGAAAAAACAATATATCCGTATACGGACAAAAAGAATTATTAGGTAGAAGACAAGAGTTACTTGAAAGAATAACTAAATCCGACACCTACTTACCTGACGCTATATTACACGATGATTTAGATTTAGGTATGCTTGAATATGTCAAGGAAAATTTCAAAGTGGTATCTGACGGTGTACAAATTCCTGTAATTAATAAAATACTAACCATTCAGAGATGGGGTGAAATGACTAACAATTGGTCATTTATGGATGAAGACGGTAATATGAAGTTACCATTCATTGCGATAATCAGAAGACCCGACGTTCAGCCAGGTACGAATCCGATTGTACAAAGAACCATACCTGATAGAAGAACATTCTATTACGCGTCAGTTCCGACTTGGAACGGTACCCAAATGGGTGCGGATGTTTATAAGATACCTCAACCCGTTGCGGTTGATATTAGTTATGAGGTTACAATCGTTTGTCAGAAATTTAGAGATTTGAACCGTTTCAATAAAATTGTACTTCAAAACTTTTCATCAAGACAAGATTATACAACGGTAAAAGGACATTTTATTCCAATCATATTAGATAAGAATAGTGATAACTCACCAATCGATTCAATGGACGGTCGTAGGTTTTATATGCAAACATATGACTTCACTATGTTAGGATTTTTAATCGATGATGAGGAATTTGAAATTAAACCAGCGGTTAGTAGATTATTCTTAATGACTGAGTTTATTGGTACCAAACCATACGAAAAGAAATTTTTTAATAAATCGATTGAAACGACAACCGCAAAGTTTGTTGCTGATGGTATGCAAACAACATTTAGTGTGGGAGAATCTATTGGATTTTTATTTTCTGTGGCATTAAATGGTTTGATACAAGAAAGAGATGTTGATTATTTCCATATTGCAGGAACATCCAAAATAACTTTTTCAGAACCACCACCTGAAGGATGGGAGGTGACAGTATCATATTACGCAGGTAGAAATAGTGTCTTTATTGACAGTTATGGTAAACCATTATTCTTAGATAGTGAAAATTTTGTATATGATGGTTCATCATTAGTATTCACAGTTGCAAATAAGATTGATAGTGTTATCAACGTTAATATAAACGGTCTTATAGATGAGGAGGGTGATGGATTTGCAATTTCAGGAGATAAGGAGATAACGTTGTTATCAGCACCTCTTGTAGGGTCAAATATTGGTGTTACCTATATTCACTAAGATTCCCCATATATGTCTTTTTTCTTAGGTTTACAATAGTCTTCAATCCACTTTTCTAAAACTTTGTAAATTTTTAACCCATTTTTATCACAATGGGTTTTTAACATTTCGTGGTGTTTCTCACTAATTTTTACGTTTTTACTCTTGTTTTCCATAGTAAAGATAAATATATATCTAAAAAAATAATTAACTATCTTTTTTAAGAAAAGTACCGAAATCTTTGCTAAAAACAAAGATATTTATTGAATAAGTAATAAAATAATTTAACCAAACAACAATCGATGGCAAATTCAAACAAAGTATTCGTTTCTCCGGGTGTCTACACATCAGAGAAAGACTTAACATTTGTTGCACAAAGTGTCGGAGTAACAACATTAGGTTTAGCAGGTGAAACTTTAAAAGGTCCAGCTTTCGAACCCGTATTGATTACAGATTTTGATGAATTCAAAACTTACTTTGGTACTACCTCACCTGAAAAATATGGTAACGGTAACCCAAAGTATGAATTGGCATATGTGGCAAAGGCGTATTTACAAGAATCGAACCAATTATTCGTAACAAGAGTACTTGGTTTAACAGGTTTCAAACCTAATAAAACATTCGGTATCAAAACAATCGCAGGTATTTCTTGGGATTCTACCGAAACCCCTGTTTCAACTTCAGGTACATTGGTACCAACGGTGACAGGAATTACAGGAAGTACATTCTACGGAGCGTTATCAGGTAAAACTGCATCAACAGGTGACAGTGTAACTGATTTCATCCTTGATGGTTCATATTCAAATAATGATTGGTTCACAATTGGTGTGGTTCCTGAAGCGGCAACCGCAGCTGAAACTGGAACACAGTTAGACAGTCCATTAGGTGAGTATACAAATCAGAATTGGTACAACAATTTCTACACTACAAGTGGTGGAAACGTTAATGGATTATATTCATATTTGTTCCACTATTCAGGAGCAAGTTCAACTTTCGTAGTTACAAGATACAATTACACAGGTACAACAAGTAATGATTATGGTGATATCACTGTAGCAGCATTAAGACCAAGAGGTGGTTATACATTAGAATCTTTAGGTTTAGAAGTAACTTCAAATTCTGCATTTATAGTTACATCTGATACATTAACAACAAATCCATTAGGAGAATTTACAATTAATGTAACAGGTTCTACAAGTGGAGCAAAAGAATTTACTTGTTCTTTAGATACTACGTCATCAAAATACATCACCAAAGTAATTGGTTTAGATGTGTTTGATAAAAAACGTGATGAAATTCCTGTTTATGTACACGAAGTTTATCCAACTTTAATTAAAACATTATATGAACAAGGTTTAATCCTTGGTTTAAGTCTAAGTGAAGTTTACCATACAGTTGGTAACGATTTCGTTGGTGAGTGGGATACTCCAGCATCACCAATGGTTGTTTCTGAAGTACGAGGTGGTAAAGTTTCTGACCTTTTCCAAGTGTTTACAGTTTCTGACGGTAACGCCGCAAACTACCAAGTAAAAATCACTCTTCTTAATATCGACTTAGATACCGGTGAGTTTGACATACTTGTTCGTGACTTTAATGATAGTGATGACAATATGGTTGTTTTGGAGAAATTTACAAGATGTACTATGGATTCATCATTACCAGGTTATGTTGGAAGAAAAGTAGGTACTCAAGACGGTGAATACGAATTACGTTCAAAATATATTATGTTAGTTATGGCTGACGAACATCCTGAAGATGCAATTCCTGCAGGTTTCAAAGGATTCGTTGCTGACAACTTAGCATCTTCAACATCTGTGTTAGGTGCCGTAAAATATAAAACACAATTCTTTGAAGCGGGTGACGAAACAGGTTCTTTCTCATTAACAGGTGAACCAACATTATCAGCTCAAGGTGATAAACCAAAGAAAGTTTCTTTAGGTCTTTCATCTCAAATTGGATTTGATAGTGATTTATTAAAATATAAAGGTGTTGCACCTGACGCGGTAACCGTAGGTTTCCACTTGTCAACAAATGCATCTGCAATCACAGGTAATACTATTACAGGTAAAGCTTTCGATTGTACACCTTACGACTTAGAAGGTTCTGATAAAGGAAAATTAGACACTATATCATTCCGTAAATTCACATTTGCGGTATGTGGTGGATTTGATGGTTGGGATATCTACAGAAGTAGTAGAACAAATGGTGATGGATATGTTTTTGGTAAAAGAACTTACGTATCAGGACATACATCTAATAATGGAGTGTTTAACGGACCAACCGGAGGTGCACCCAATTCAGATTACTACGCATACTTAAAGGGTATTGAAACTTATTCAAACCCTGAAGCTGTGGATATTAACATATTTGCAACACCTGGTATCAACTTTGATGACCACAATTCATTAGTAACTCAAACAATCGATATTATTGAAAATGATAGAGCGGATTCACTTTACATCATTAACTCACCAAACGTATCGACTGCTGATGAGATTACTGAAGTATTAGACGGAGCTAATTTGGATAGTAACTATTCAGCAACATATTGGCCTTGGATTCAAGTTAGAGATAACGATAACTCAACTCAATTATACTTACCACCAACAGGTGAAGTTGTAAGAAACATCGCGTTGACTGATAACGTATCTTATCCTTGGTTCGCGGTAGCAGGTTATTCAAGAGGTTTGGTTAATTCAATTAAAGCGTTTAAAAAGTTAACTCTTGACGAAAGAGATTCACTTTACAAAGCGAGAATCAACCCAATCGCAACATTCTCTGATACAGGTACAATTATTTGGGGTAACAAAACGTTACAAGTTAGAGAATCAGCACTTGATAGAATCAACGTAAGAAGATTGTTATTAAGAGCAAGAAAATTAATTTCTGCAGTTGCTGTTAGATTATTGTTTGAACAAAACGATGAACAAGTAAGACAAGAATTCTTGAGATTGGTTAACCCAATTCTTGAATCAATAAAGAAAGAAAGAGGTCTTTACGACTTCCGTGTAACAGTATCTAGTGACCCTGAGGACATCGATGCTAACACATTGAGAGGTAAGATTTACATCAAACCAACTCGTTCTCTTGAATTTATTGATGTAGAATTCATCATTACTCCAACAGGAGCGTCATTTGAGAATATCTAATCTAAAAGGAGATAAAATAAAGAAGGGGTTCCGAAAGGACCCCTTTTTTTATATGGACACCATTATGGTGGAATTGAAAACGTTCCACGGGGAACCAAATTTTATAAAACTAATATTTTTATAATTTACCCAGTATTCTGGAACCAGATATACTAGTATTTATTAAATATTATTAATTAATCTAGTTATTATTCTGGTGTATTCTATTGTTATACTGGAGCCTAGAGAAAAAATAAAGAAAAAAAATGAGAAAATCAAGCTTCTCACAATAAATAAACGAAAAAAAACTATTTTCCAAATAGCACATATTTATAGGAAAGTAATAATTTAAAACTTAACAAATAGACAATGGCAGATTTATTAATGAAAATGCCGGTTCCTTACGAACCGAAAAGACAGAACCGATTTATCCTAAGATTCCCATCTTCATTGGGTATCAACGAATGGTACGTAACATCGGCTTCGAGACCTAAAGCAACTATCGCTGAAACAGAAATTCCTTTTTTGAATACTTCAACATATGTTGCGGGTAGATTTAAGTGGGAATCAATTTCAGTTAAATTTAAAGACCCAATTGGTCCTTCAGCCGCACAAGCATTAATGGAGTGGTTCCGTTTACACGCAGAATCTGTAACAGGTCGTATGGGATATGCTGCTGGATATAAAAAAGATATTGAACTTGAAATGTTAGACCCAACAGGTGTTGTGGTTGAAAAATGGATTCTTCAAGGTACATTCTTATCAGGTTTGGATTTTGGTACATTGGATTATAGCCAAGATGCGTTAGCTGATATCAGTGCAACATTGAGAATGGATAGATGTATCCTTGTATACTAATATTTTAATAAACATAAAATCTGTCTTAAAGGTCCTCAAAAGGGACCTTTATTTTTTTCATATAAACTTTACTTTTTTATACTTATAGTATAAATTTATGGTATGGAAGAATTTAAAGTTGACCCCACGATTGCGTACGACGTTGTTGAGTTACCTAGTAGAGGTATTCACTATTCAACAAAGAAAAAATCATTAAGAATTGCATATCTAACTGCATCTGATGAAAATATTTTAGCATCACCAAATTTAGTACAATCTAATGGTGTTGTTAATGAACTACTAAAAAGAAAAGTCTTAGATAAAGACATCTCAACTGATGATTTAGTTGAAGAAGATAGACAAGCGATTCTTTTGTTTTTAAGAAATACTGCGTTTGGTTCTGATTATAAGATGGTAGTAACCGACCCTAAAACGGGAGAAAGATTCAATCACATTGCTGATTTATCACAAGTTAAACTAAGAGACTTTAAATTAGAGGAAGATAGTAATGGTGAGTTTAAGTTTTATTTGGAAAAAAGTAAAACAGATATTACATTTAAATTCTTAACCCAAAAACAACAAGAGGATATTGATAAAATTAAAGATAGTTGGAATGGTTTAGGAGTTGCACCGATTATAACAAGACAATTAGAAATGATGATTAAGTCAGTTGGTGGAATTAAAGACCAATTACAAATTAGAAATTTTATTGAGAGAATGCCAATCAAAGATTCTCAAGATTTCCGTAAATACATTTTAGAAAATAAACCAAGTTTAGATTTAGTACAACATATTACAACCCCGTCAGGAGAGACAGTCGAAGTTGAAATCGGCTTCGGGGTGGAGTTTTTTCGCCCTTTCTACGGATTATAAGAAAGGACAATTAGACGAGATTTTATTTTTAGTTAAACGAGGGTTTTCTTACTCTGATTTAATCTCAATGCCAGTTTATGTTCGAAGATATTATATTAATTACATCCTCGAAATGGAATCTAGTAATTAATCTATTTATATAGAAAGATTTATACATAAATGGCTAGTGTAACCGCAAAAGATTTAAACAATTTACTTAATAGGTACAAAGGAGACAGAAGTGGTTTCATTAAGGCGTATAGAGCCATTGATGATACTGCATCTGAATCTGATATTGGTCGATTATATGATACCTCAAATCCCAAATCCGCAGATACTACAACCCCTACAGGTTCAGGTATGGACAATACGGGTCAAATGATTGGTAGTATGATTGATGCTGCAAGTTTAAAAAACTCACAACAAACTGCAGGTGAAAACATTGGTATAAAAGGTCTATACGAGGTTGCCATTGATAAATCTACCGGTAAGTTGAATACCTTTAGTCAAATGGTAGAAAATGTCGGTAAGGGTATTCAAAATTCGATTTATACCGTATTAGAACAACAATCATCTTTACATTCTGAAATTAATACCAAACTTGGTATGACTAATCAACTCTCTGAAGATTTCAGAGGTGAAATTACGGACGCATATCCAAATGCGGTTAGATTGGGGTATTCATTTAGTGAATTAGAACAAACAATGGTTCGACTAATTGATAACGCCGGAACATTTAGACTTGTTAATAGCGAAACTATTAATAGTATGACCGAAACAGGTAGAGTCTTTTTTAATAGATTAGATGACACTGCTGATGCTGTAAAAGCGTTTCAAGATGTTTCATTGGGTGCGAACGATGCAATGAAAGCAATTGCACAAGCCGGTAAAGGTTCTTTAGAACTTGGTTTAAATTCCAAAACAACAACAGCAACCTTAGTTCAGAATATTGACAAGTTAAATCAGTTCGGATTTAAAAATGGTGTTCAAGGACTTAATAGTATGGTTCAAAAAGCACAACAATTAAAGATGGATATGCAAAGTGTTTATACACTTGCAGAAAAAGTTATGGACCCTGAAAATGCGTTATCAATGGCTGCGGGTCTTCAAGCTATTGGTGGTGCAATGGGTAGTTTCAGTGACCCAATTAAAATGATGTATGATTCAACAAATAACGTTGAAGATTTACAAGACGCATTAATCGGAGCAGCAGAATCGTTAGCAACATATAATAGTGAACAAGGAAGATTTGAAGTAACAGGTGCTAACTTAAGAAAAGCACAAGCGATGGCTAAAGAGTTGGGTATTTCATATTCAGAATTAACAAAACTTTCAGTACAAGCGGCTCAAAGGTCATCAGCAGCTGCAGATTTAATGGCGGCTGGTTTAACATTTAATAATGACGAAGATAAAGAATTCTTAACCAATCTTGCTCAAATGAAAGATGGTAAGATGGTTATTGAAGTTCCGAAAAACTTACAAGAAGCAATGGGTGGAACAACTGTAGCGTTGGAATCACTATCGGAAAAACAAAAAGAAACATTATTAACATATAGAGAACAATTTAAAAAGATGTCAATGGAAGACATCGCAACACAACAAGTTGGATTGGTTGAAAATATCAATAGAGATGTAAACTTTATCGCCGCAGCTGCGAGACTTCAAATGGGGAAGAGTGGTAAAGCGGTGGTAGATGCATTAGGTTTCGACCCAATGGAAGTTGCAAAAAAATCAAGAGAAGCAAGTAAAGCCGCTGCTGAAGGAATTAATAGTTTAGGTAATGCAGTTACAAGTACTATTAATGATGTTACAAATGTTGAAGGTAGAAAGAAAGCACAAAGTCAAACTGAACCACAAAAACCTGTTGCAGTTGCTGAAGCGGAAAAAGCTAAAGCAGAAGCTGAAAAGGCTAAAACACAAACATCGAACAATCAATCAGGACAAAAAAATGTAAATCTTAAAGTTACTACTGATGTTAGTGGAGATGAATTTACAAGACTCATTATGAAAAATCCTGATATGGCTGGTAAGTTTTTTGATTCTTGGGATTCTTACACCTCGGTACCCCAATAAATTTTTAATATAACACCTATTTATAGGTAAAGAAAAACATAATGCCAAGCTACGTAGATTTTGATTCAACTAAAAGATTTAGGGATTACATATTAGGTAAGAATTTATCTGTTCCAAATGGTCCACAAACCTTTAATGCTGGTTCATATACCATCCAAAATCTAAGCGACTCACCTGTTCCTAATTTAGGGGATGTTGAAGCGGAAAGAACAATCAGTTTAGATAACACTCAAAATTTAAATATTTTCAAACCTTTAGAGTATTTCGTTAGAGAAACTTTAGATAATATTCCAAGAAGAGCTAACTTGGCTTTATACCCATATTTTAGAGGAGGTCAAGATTATAACATTATTGGAATAATGTCAACAAGTAACTACGATACTGAATCTGAGTTATTTAAGTTTGCAGCAAATAATATTAAAAACAATCCTAATGGTCCTGTATTTGCGAGAATACAACAAAATTTATACGCGGCAACTGTTGGTAGAGTTAGATTAATTGATGCGTTACAAGGTAACACAACAACTGCAATTAATATTGTTACAGGTAGAGAACCATTAGTTGAATTCAATAATAAAATAACAGTTGCAAAAACCTTACCCGGTAAAGCGATTGATTTTTTACAAACAGTTTCAGGTGTTGAATTTCCTTGGAGCGAGGTTCCTGGTGATTATTTAACAAACCCAAGAAATCCTGTAAATGTTAGACCTGTTGCACAAAACGAAGCTCAGGCTATACTTCAGGATGTTACAGGTGCTATAGGTTCTTTAATTGGTATACAAAGAAGACCAAAGGCATCAAGAAAACCTTCAGACTTATTCATTGAATATATGGGTGAAGGTCAAAGACAAAGATTATATGATTTATTATCATATTCAACATACGCACCTAACTATACAACAACCGCAAGGTCCCAACAATCATCAAAAATATTTTCTTTTGTTGATAAAATAGCTTCAGGTGTTAAAAATCTTTTAGGTGTTGAAGCACCAAAAGGTAGAGCATACATTGGAGATGACAGAGGTAACGATGTCAAATTTGCAATGAATGATTTTAATGATAGACCCGTAAGAAGTAATTTTTATTTGTCATCAATGTTTGACCCAATCCAAGCGGGGTTATTTCAAAGAAAAAGAAATATTACTGAAGGTGGACCGATTGGTGGTAAACTGACTTGGATTAGTCAAAAATCAACTAATAAGATTGGTGAACACAACAAAGAATTTGCGTCAGAACAATCACAATACGCGGGAACATTATCAACAAACTTTAGATTTAGAGATGATTCAATATTAGGTGTAACACAAGATTTACTTAACACATTACCATTTAATGGTATAGAACAAAGGTCACACGTTGCAAATGTAATTGACCAAACAAGTAGAGTCTTTAGAGATGGTAACAATGTTATGTCTAGAGGTTCTAATGTTAAGTACGTTAATATGTACTCAGGAGAAGAAAGTGGTGTTGAGTATTGTAGAGTATGGACCAAAGATAGGTCACACTTGAATTATTCTGACACGATGAAAAGAACAGGTCTTATTAGAAAGTACGATTCATCTGTAATGTCTACACCTTACAATTTAAACATATACCCGAATTCAGATGGTAAATCATCATTTGATGGGTCAACAAATATTGTAAAAGGTAATGGAGGATTTTATGCTAAGAAGTATATGTTCTCTATTGAGAACTTAGCTTGGAAGACATCTAACATACCAGGTTTCACATACAATGATTTACCTTATTGTGAAAGAGGTAATAATGGTGGACGTGTTATGTGGTTTCCTCCATATGATTTAAAAGTTAGTGAACAAAATAGTGCTAAATGGGAAGAGAATACTTTTCTTGGTAGACCCGAACCAATTTTTACTTATCAAAATACAACAAGAAATGGTAGTGTCTCTTTTAAAATAGTAGTTGACCACCCAAGTATTTTGAACTTATTAGTTAGAGAACATTTTAAAGGTATGTCAGATGAAGAGGCTGACAACTATATTAATGCATTTTTTGCGGGATGTGAAGATTTAGATTTTTATTCTTTAATTAGAAAATATACAACATTAGACCAAAGTGATATTGAAAATATCCAAAGGTATCTTTCATATTCAAATGACCCGAAAATTATTGAAAAAGTAAGAACAATAATTGACCCCGTTAAAGATTTAAATGTTCCTGATGTTCCTGGCTCTACACCAACTAAAAGTGATAGTTCAGAAAATAATGATGCGGGCGGTCCCGTAAATAAAAAGTTTATTCTTTATTTTAAAAATGACTATCCTAAAAAAGATTCGGGAGAATTACAAGGTAAAAGATTTAAAGAAGAATATGAACTTTATCAAAGAAGTGCGTATTTGGAAGAATTAGAACAGGGATTATTAACCGGTGATGATGCATTATTTAACCCTAGTCACGCTTGGGGGCCTAAAAGTCAAAACGATTATAAAATTCTTTATAATGAAGAAACCAAAGTAAGACCGACTGATGCTAAGATTGCTGAATTAACAGGTAAAACCGTTAGTGAAATAAACAAAGCGTTTGATACATTAACATCAACATATAGCGGATACACAAAAACATTAAGTGATATTAAGGGTTTATTGAAAGATAAAAAAATTCAAGAAATCAAATTATCACTTCAATCGACAACATCATTTCTTGCCGATAACACATACAATTTAAAACTTTCATATAGAAGAAGTTCAAGTATCATAAAAGACATACTTGAAAATATAAAAGGTGAAGGTTCAAAATATGATACATCAAGTGTAAAATGGGGAAAAACACCAAACGAAAAAGATAAAGAAATAGTAGATGAAATTCCTGCAATTAAATTCAGAGATTTAGGTTATGATTATGATGGTGAATTAAAATTTAATTTCGTTTCAAATAAAGGTGAACAATTTAAAACGACAATTTCAGGTGATAAAAACATTGATTGTCACAATCAAGAAATTAAAAGTAACAAAGACTTACAAAGAACAGCACCTGTTACATTTTATTGTAGAGAAACAACTGTAGGTATTTCATATAAAACAAAACCAGCAGATAACCCTGCACCTGTACCAACCCCACCACCTGTACCGACTCCACCACCTAATGTACCACCGGTAAATGTGATTCCTGTTCAAGAACAAGGTAAGCGAGAAAAACCACCACTTGACGAATTAAAGAGAATTATAATGAAGACTTTGGGTGAGTGTTATTACTTCAAACAATTAGAAGAAACATCACCTGTTGCGTTTAGTTCGTTAAAAGAAAAGTTAAAGTATTTTCATCCGGCGTTTCACTCAACAACACCTGAAGGATTGAATACACGTTTAACTTTCTTACAACAATGTATTAGACCTGGTGACACAATTCCAATTAAAGGTATTAATGATGAAACAGATTTACCTGCTAGAAATACAACATTCGGACCACCACCAATTTGTGTTATGAGAGTGGGTGATTTTTATCATTCCAAAGTTATCATCAGAGATGTTAACTTACAATTTGAAAATTCAACTTGGGATTTAAACCCCGAAGGTATTGGTATACAACCAATGATTGCTGACGTAACACTACAAGTTAGTTTCATTGGTGGTCACGGAATGGAAAGACCTGTTGAAAGATTACAGAACGCATTATCGTCAAATTTCTATGCGAATACTGAAGTATATGATTATAGAGCAACTGCAACCGAAGACAGGACTAAGTTTAATAAACAAGAACTTGAAAAATTGTCAGGACTTAAAACCCCTGTACCAACCAACCTAGTTCCAACACCTAATCCTGAAAGTCCAAATAACGTTTCAAGAGGTCAATATCTTGGTGATTTAACAGGTAAGGTATTGAATTATGACAAGTTGATAAAAAATGTTTATGGTGGAACAACAAATTATTACACCTCATATATTCAAGCTATAAGTAATATCACAAAAAAATACGGAAGTAAAATCGCTAGTACATTTTTCTCACCTGTTTATAGGGAGGTAAAAGATTTTACAATTAAAAAGGTTGACAATAGTAATAATGTTACTGATTTAAATGTACAATTATTTGGACAACAAAAAAGTGTGAACAAATATACGAGTTATATATTAACAGCATTTAGAGTTAAAATGAGTAATAAATTATCAGCAACAAATATTACTACAATGTTTGGTTTAAATGACGTTTTAAATAAACCATTAACAGATTATACTGAAACTTATTTAAAACCAATAGTTGCGGATGAATTAACTAAAATATTAAAAGAGGCTGCCGACGATAAAACGGCGATTGAACTTGAAACTAAAAGAAATGATTTAATTGCGAATTTAGACAAACTTAATTTTGTTATAGATACAACCCACGACGGTAAAGTCTCAGATAGTAATGTTTTTTCAGGAGCAACATTTGATTACGCGTCTTCAACAGGATTCACTAAAAATAAAATCTACAGTAGTTATTCAAATTGTGTAGAATTTATTGAGAAAAATGAACCAAAAATGTTAGTAGATATTGATACTACATTAACATTTGATAAAGAAATGACAATATCCGACGATAATTTTAAAGAGTTTGTTAGTTTATTACTTTATAGTAAAAAACAAGTTCTTTTAGATACACTAACCAAAAAAGATTCCGTAAATTTTAATGATGGGGTAATTAAGACTATTGATAAAAAATTAACCAAATTTTTTGTAGAACCAAAAGCGATTAACGTTAAAGTTGGAAAATATCCTGAACCTAAAAACACTAACAAAGTTGAATTTCAAGTTGTAAATGAGGACTTTGTTTTGTCAGGAGAAACTAAAACCAACTTAATAAAACTACATTCTGCAGATGTTAGGTTAGGAGATAAATTAAACTACTATAAAAAGAAAAAATGAGTAATCAATATTTTGATAGATACCAATATTTTATAGATGACGGTAGTTTTAAAATAATGCCAGGCATTGAAATACCAATTAAGTCTACTGACAAGTATTTTCAATATAAAAAAGGTAAAGATAGACTTGATAAAGCGTCACAGGAATATTACGGAACACCATATTTTGGTTGGTTAATTATGTTAGCTAACCCAATGGCTGGTAGTGTTGAATTTGAAATTCAAGATAATTTTGTTATTAGAGTTCCATTTCCATTAGTAACGACTTTACAAGACTATAAAAGAGGAGTAGAATTGTATAAGTTATATTATGGCGAGTAAAAAAGGAAACACAAACGATATATTAGTTAAGGTCGACCAAAACAATTTAATGTACATCGACCCTAATAGCGTTGTGTCCGATGGTCAAGTCTTATCAAGAGAAAGTAAACCAGAAGAACTCGTAATGTATGTGAATCTTGAGGCGGACCTAATTCCAAGAACAACTTTGGTAACAGGTAATGAAGCAAGTACATTAACATCAATTGCAAAGGGTACTTTCAATTTAATGAGAAATGCGGAAGGAAGAGACTTTGATTCAAAGTGGACCGACGCATATACTGAATATGACCAAAAAACAAAAAAAGATAAGGACGGAAATAAAATACCAACAGGTGACTTTTATCAATTTGATAGTACTGCTCAAAGTTTTGGTATTGAAAGTATTAACGTACAAATACAGGGTGTCAACGTAATACCACAAGTCAATATTAAATTTGTGGATGTTAGAGGTAAGACACTTTTTGAGTCTCCTGAAAATTCACCATACAAAGCGTTTTTCCATTTACCTTGGCCGATTTTTTACTTAACCATAAAAGGTTATTATGGAAAGGCGATAAGATACAGGCTTCACTTAGTTAAGTTCAATTCACGATTCAACTCAACAAATGGTAACTTTGAAATAGAAACGACGTTTGTTGGTTCAACATATGCATATCTAAATGATATTCCGTTGGATGGTATAATGGAAGCACCATATATGTACCCAATTGAAAGTATTAGAGATGGTAAGTTTAATGAGAAAACAAAAAAATATGATAAGGTAGTTAGAAAAACAAGTAGAGGTTTAACAGTTTTAAAATCCGTTTATGCTGAGTATAGACAAAAAGGACTACTACCAAAAACCTTCCCCGATAAAACATTAAGGGAAGTTATTAAAATTGCACAAAGATTAGAAAGTATTTTGGAAGAAGAAATATTTTCAAAAACAGCAGACCCAAAAGTATTAAATGGTATTCGTGAATTTGATAACGTTTTAAAAAACTTTGAAAAGGCACTATTGTCTTGGAAATCAAGAAACTTAAGTGCTGAGTTTTTTAGAAAAGAACCAAACGAAGAAATAGAATGGAATGTATTATTAGAGAAAAGTAAACCAGCAACCTCGTTAGAGATGATTACGGGGTCAACACCCGGTACGTTAGAGTTATTAATCAAAACTAACGTACAAGCTATGGACAATAACCAAGCGTTTGGTAAGAATAGAGATGTAAAATTATTAAAAGATAAAACTATTAGTACAAGAACAATCTCAGGAAACGCGTTATTGAATATTAAAAACTTTTACAAAATAGATTCCAAAATTGGTGTTGATATAAATGGAATGTTACAGACATTGTACACAATCCAAAAAGACTACATCGAAGAAAGAAACAAATTAGAACAGTTAATAGAGAAAAAAATGAACGATATCATCAAAAGAAGAGATATCGGAATTGGATTTGAACCTACGATTCGTAATGTTGTAGGGTTGATTCTTGCAAGTGCTGACACATATATTAGATTATTAAAAGACACACATTACAAAGCGTTTCAAGTTGCAGAACAAAGAAAAGATATTCTTAACTCAGTATCGACAGATAGTGTTGGTGAATCAATATATCCTTGGCCTGAAGTTAAAAAACCAGCAACAGGTAAAAAACAAAATGTTTTAATTTATCCCGGTTCTTTTGAAATGTCAAAAAAACTACAGAGTTATGATAAGAAATTGTGGCCTGAAGTTGATTTTGTAGAAAACTATCACGCGGTATCTACCAAAAAAGTTGAGAGTAATGATTCAAACGAAAACGGTCCCGATTTAATTGACTATGTAACAAACAACGATTCTGAATCATTACAAAGAAGAGATATCAGTATGTTAACACATTTAAACAATGCCGTTCCATACGAAGATAAATCAATTGCCTCTATACTATATGAAATATGGGAAAGGGCAACATATATTACAACTATAGATTCATTTAGTAACAATACAATACAAGAATTGGCATTGTTAGAATTTGATAATCTTAAAAATAGAATTGCTGAAGATTTTGATATTATTGAGATTTTAAAAACATCAGTTAAAAATCCTGAAGACTTAAAGAAATATATGTTAGGATTTTCGGCCTATGAAAGATATCCATATTACGAAGACCAACTTCCAACTATACCATATATTAGAGAATCTTTGGAGGCAGATTTTAAAGTTGAAAAATACGTACCTAAAAATAAATCTTTGGATAACAATAGATATTATCCAAACTTAGCACAAAACTTAATTAACTATGTTGGTGAGGAGTATAGAGTAAACATATACCCTTTTAATTCAACTGAATATAGTTACAGTTTATTATCTTCAGGATTTACTAAAAACCAAATACACCTTAAAGGTATGGTTAGGTTAAATACTGTTGAAGATTTTATTTCTTCATCAATTGAACCTGAAATGTGGGTATGGTCTGACCCTGTGGAATATGTTGTTGATGTATCAGGAAGTACATCAAGAAACACTAAAACAGGTAGAAACTTATTTAATAATTATATCTTTTTTGATACAGTAGATTATCAAAACGCACCTACCACGGATTATAGGATGATGATTAATACTCCGTATTTTCATAAACAACTATACAATGATTATCAAAATAGAACATCAAAAGGAAGATATGCAGGTTCTGCTTACTTACTCTTAAATCAATTAAACTTTAAAGACTTAGCACATCCATTAAAAGATAATTTAAACATTGCATTACAAGCGGTTATAAATACAAATGACGAAGGTGTTTTAATGTCTTCAATGTTTAGAGAAGTTGGAGCAACTCACTATGTACCATATCATTTAATATTAAAGTGGGGTGCGTTATATCATAGATATAAAAAACACATATTAGAAGGTGTGGATATTTTATCAGGTATAACTGAACCAATTGACACTAATTTGTTTTACGATTTAAATCAAAACAGAACATACTCCGTACCATTCACAGGAAGTACATCGGGAAACACAGCTAGTTTTAACGTTATTAGAGGAGTAAACCCGAAAGACTTTGGTTTTTATCCATACTATCATTCGATATTTCATCAAATAGTTAATGATTATACTTTCTATAATCCATTTATCGCAACGGGTAATACGATGTATACTGAAATGGTTAATAAAGGTGTTATAAAACCAATTTACAAAATTGGTGGCGACGGCGCTTGGAATTGGAGTGTTATGATTGATAACTCAAAATACGATTCTAAAGACCAAAGATATACATTATTACCAGGTTCAGGACACGTCTATTCAAATCTAACAGGTTTTAGTAGAAACGAACAAGATAATTTTAAAACCTATTGGTCAAACTATGACCAAATTTATATGGGTAATCAATCACCACTTTACAGTGGAGAAACTTTTAACCCACCAAGTCAATATATGGTAAAGAATAATTCGTTACCATCCATTTCAGCGAACAATAGAAAAATTGTTGATTTAATTGCAACATTCAAACCTGAAATATTAGATGTCTTTGAAGATATGTTCATTGAGTTTGCATCAGACACATTAAACGAAGAAGTACCTCAGTCAAAATATAAATTCAAGTATAACACATTTAAAAAAATACTTAAAGAGATAGTTTCAATACCAAAGTATTCAACAGACAATATTGACAACGCTCCTGGTATGAATGAATTTATGCTGAATGCTTATTGGAGACAAAAAGAAAAACTCTATCAAATAACCAATGATATATTAAGTAACGATAATTTGGTTAAGTTAAGTTTATCAAACCCTAAAGAAATTAATGCACACGTATTGGGCGGTTTCGCACAAGCGAACGTAGAAAGGTTCTCAACGGGAATTGCGTTTGATTCAGGACAAATTGATACTGAAACACAGAACTATATTAAACTATATCTTGGAGAAGATATGGATAACTATTATGAAGATTTCTTTAGATATAATAATGTCGAACTTAACGAAGAAAACATTAAGAGATTTAGATTCCTAATTTACATCTACGCAGGTTTTAGAAAGGCAGGGTATGGAATAAGTAAAGCAACTTTTATAACCTACTTAAGAGACAACATCATATTAAAAGATAGCGACGCATTTTCTAAGGTTGGAGGACAAGCAAATAGACTTGCGTTATTCTTAAAAGTATTAATAGGTAGATTCAGTACTCTGAAAGCCGATAATGTTGAACAGAGATTAAAGATAGATAGAGGATATAATGATGATATAATCAAATTAGAATTATATAATTTCTTTAAATCATTTAATGATAAGTGGATTGCCGGTAACTCTATTGGACAAAGAAACTTATTAGAGGAGTTTTTATTTTTAGATAAAGCAAACGTAGACATTGGTGATTCAGTTTATATTGATATTAAAAAATTAATAGAAATTGGTGAACAGAGAAATTCTAAAAAACAAAACCTGTACGGTACAATTTCAAATCTTATCTCAAGAACGGGATTTGATATGAGAGCGATGCCAGCTTATATCAATTTCTATGGAACGAATTATAATAACAAATCAAAGATAACACCATCAAAAACGGTTGCTAAAAATATATTTGGAACATTCTTGGAAGTGGATTACCAAGACTCGTCACCTAAAATCATCTTACAATACACAGGACCAACTTCCAAGTATTTGGAAATGAGTGAAGTAAACAAAAAGATGATGTTTAAGGATGATAGTTTTAATATCCAACAACCAAACAACAATCCCGTATTAATTGCACCTGAGGTGTTTAATACTATAGATTTCTTTAAATCTAATAAAGCGGTTGCATTTGAGGTTAGTTTCGGTGACCAAAACCAAAGTATTTTTAAGGGTCTTGAATTAAATCAATCATCGGTTAAAAACACTTCGGAATCATTTGCGGTGTTGGAAAGATTAGGTGCTAGTGAAACAGGTTCAAGTACCGCACAAATTGATATTGGATTATTTGACATTTATAGGTCACAATCATATACTTGCGATGTTACAATGATGGGCAACGTTATGATTCAACCTACGATGTATTTCTATCTTAAGAACATACCATTGTTTAGAGGTACCTATTGGATTCAGGAAGTAAACCATAGTATTTCAAATAATAACATTCAAACAACATTCAAAGGTACGAGAATACCAATTACATCATTACCTGACCCTAAAGATTCATTTATGGCGAGTTATCGTGCGTTGTTTGATAAGATGGTATCTAAGGCGGTTGCAAAAGTTAAGGATGAAAATCAGAAACTTGCAAATAAAACAAATAACGAAAAGGTGGTACAAGACAATAAGGGTAACACATATGTTTATGACCCGGGTACTAAATCTGTCAGTGGTGAGAAAATCATTGAAAATGCATCATCAACACCTTATGGTATATCGTACAATGGATTTAAAAATGAGAAATACGTTCAGTTAGTTAAGTTTAACGATGAAGAGTGGTTGAGAGCTAACGTTACAATAATGGGAGGTAAAAACTATCCTATTAATAACGACATAGATATGGGATTTGTGAGTAGATATGAATTTATGTCAGGAACCACTAAAACAAGTAGTGTTGTTAAGTGGTCAGAACTTAGTCCTAATTCAGATAAAGATAAATTCTACTCAACTAAATTCTTGTTTGATAACACAGTAACACCTAATAATATTTTAGAAGGTAGTCCAAAAACTGAATTTTTTAATCCTGACCCTAAAGTCAATAAAAAGGTTACATTGGGGTATAGTTATGATTATACAACAAGAAGATTTATCGGTCCGGTTAATACAGGACCTGCGGCTGGAATACCATATGGTATAGGAATGTCTAAAGCATTAATGGACGAACTCGGATTATTTGAGGGAGATGTTGTTTATTTCCGATTAATAAAATAAAATTTAAAAATTTCTTGATATTTATATAAAAAGATATGGAAAATTCAAAAATAAAAAACTCGGTGGACCAATTCTTAAACCCAAAAACTGTCAAGGGAACATCTCAAGATGGTATGGAAAGAGAAGAGTGTGATTTAGTGACTGGTGAGTGCTACATCATAAGGTCAAAAGACGGTATCGTTGAAAGAATCAATAAAAAATATATTACCGAAGACGGTAGACAATTATTACAAGACTAATATTATGTTAGAACAAAAATTAATGGAAGAGTTAAATCGTCACAGAGCGATTAACAAATACACACAGACAATGATTTTGGAACAAGATATGGGTGCAGATGCTGCAGTTCCTGCAATTCCACCTGCTGACCCATTAGCAGCAGCACCTCCTGTTGAAGGAGCACCGGCTGACCCATTAGCGGCTCCACCTGTTGAAGGAGCACCTGTAGACGCTGCCGCGGCACCTCCTGTTGAAGGAGCACCTGCGGATGCTGCTGGAGGTACTGAAGAGATTGATATTACTGATTTAGTTAATATGACTAAAAATATCAAAAACCAATTAGACACTTCAAAAGATAATAATAACGACGTTATCCAAAAAATGGATGGTGTATTCAGTAAGTTATCTGATTTAGAACAGAAGTTAGCTCAAATGGATTCTGTAATGGCTAAGATTGATGAGTTAGGTAATCGAATTGAACAAGTTAAACCAAAAACTCCACAAGAGAAATTGGAAATGCGTTCATTAGATTCATATCCATTTAATCAACACCCACAAGACTTCTTTAGTCAAAAACAAGAAGAAATGAGACAAACAGGTAAAAATGAATATGTTTTAACTAAGGATGAAGTTGAAAGTTATGGTAAAGAACAAATAATGAAATCATTCAACCCAGACCAAGACGATAATGAACCTCAGTACTAACGTTCAATTTTTATTAGAAGCACAGATACAATTTAAAATATTACATTGGCAAACCAAAGGATATTCTAGACATATTGCATTTGGAGACATATATTCATCTATGGATGAAAAGATAGATTCATTTGTTGAAGTTGCAATGGGTAAGTATGGTAGATTCACATTAAGTGAAAATGAAAGAACACTTAATTTACAGAATTTATCTGAATTAGATTTAACTACATTTTTAAAAACTTTGAAATCTAACATTGTTGGAATTGCAAATGGTTTGTCACAAGAAAAAGACACAGATTTATTAAACATAAAAGACGAGATTTTAGCGGACGTAAACAAATTATCGTATCTCTTAACGTTGGAATAAAATTTCCTGAAAATTTTTAAAGCCGGGTTTGACAATCCGGCTTTTTTTGTTTATACTTTAAGTATAGATAAATTATTATTTAATTTAAAACCCAATTATTATGTCAGTATTAGATTCGGTACTTGCTCAGTATGAGAAGACCAAAAACGCCGCAAGCGGCAGTGCAAACAAAGTATCCCAAGAGGATAGAATGAAGAAGTATTTCACAACAATCTTACCAAAAGGTGTGAGAAGTGTGGAAAAACGTATTCGTATTTTACCACCTGCAGATGGTGGAACTCCATTCGTACCTGTTAAATTTCACGAAATTCAGGTTGACGGACAATGGACTAAATTGTATGACCCGGCACAAGAGGGTAAACGTTCACCATTAAATGAAGTTTATGAAAGTTTAATGATGACAGGTGTACAAGAAGACAGAGACTTAGCAAGAAGCTATCGTTCTCGTGGTTTCTACATCGTTAAAGTTATCGACCGTGATAACGAACAAGACGGACCAAAATTTTGGAGATTTAAACACAACACAAAGGCTGATGGGGTATTGGATAAAATCCACCCAATTTTCAGAACCAAAGGTGATGTTACAGATGTTGAAAAAGGTCGTGACTTAATTCTTACATTATCTCTAACTAAGGCGGGTAATGGTAAAGAATACACAACAATCAGTTCAGTAATCCCTGATGACCCATCTCCACTACACACAGACTCATCAATTGCTCAACAATGGACAAATGATGAATTAACTTGGGCTGATGTTTATTCTAAGAAAGGTGAAGATTATCTTGAAATGGTAGCAAGAGGTGAAGTTCCACGTTGGGATAGTGAAGCTAAGAAATTCGTTTCAAACTCAACAGGTGAAGCAACAATCGGAGCATCTACCCCATCTGCGGCACCGTCAGTAACTTATACTGACCCACAAGATGAGGAAGAATCAAACGATGATTTACCGTTCTAAATAATTTAAGGGGTGGTGAAATATCCACCCCACTTTTAAAAACAAAACAATGGCAGGTATTAAAAAAACAGACTTTTCGGCAATCAAGAAGAAATTCTCGAAAGAAGCCGAATACAAACCAGACCGTTTCTTCGATTTGGGTGATGCCTTCTTGGAAGCAACAGGTTTACCGGGTCCTGCAATGGGTCACATCAATATGTTGTTAGGACATAGTGATACAGGTAAAACGACCGCATTAGTAAAGACTGCGGTTGATGCTCAAAAGAAAGGAATCATTCCTGTGTTCATCATTACAGAACAGAAATGGAGTTGGGAACACGCGGAGTTAATGGGATTTGATAAAGAAGGTGATTATCTTTTTAATAGTGATTTCGAATACATCGAACAAATTACTGAGTACATCAACGACTTATTAGATGCACAACAAAAAGGAGACATTCCACACGACTTATTATTTCTTTGGGATTCAGTAGGTTCAGTTCCTTGTAAAATGACTTTTGATGGTAAAGGTGGTAAACAACACAACGCATCAGTTTTAGCTGATAAGATTGGTATGGGCATCAACCAACGAATTGCTGGTTCAAGAAGAACAGACAAACCTTACACAAGTACATTGGTTATTGTTAACCAACCTTGGGTAGAATTACCTGACAATCCATTTGGGCAACCAAAAATCAAAGCTAAAGGTGGTGAAGCCATTTGGTTAAACTCATCATTAGTATTCTTATTTGGTAACCAAAAAGGTGCGGGAACTACTAAAATCTCTATCACTAAAGATAAGAGAAAAATCAGAATCGCAACACGTACTAAAATCTCAATCAGTAAGAACCACATCAATGGTGGTGGATATGAGGATGGTCGTATCTTGGTAACTCCACAAGGATTTATGCACGGTAAAGACGATAC